ATGCAACACGTCAACCGAGATACACACAACGAAGCCTTTGGTGAAAACATCCGAAAACTGCGTGAGCAACGGATGGGCAGTGACCAGACCTTTTCGCTTCGCCAGGTCGCCGCTCGGTGTGGGGTGACACCCGCTTACCTTTCGCGTGTCGAACGCGGTGAAGTGGCTCCGCCCGGCGAAGAAACGCTGCTCAAGCTCGCCCATGAGCTTGGAGAAGACCCCGATGTATTGCTCGCCCAGGCTGGCAAGATCTCAGCCGACCTGCGCTCAGCGATACTTGCTCGCCCTCAGCTCTTTGCCGAGCTCATTCGAGCAATCAAATCCATGCCCGATCATGCCGTTTTGCGCATCGTCCGGGATGTCCGCGATGGAAATTGGTAAAGGAGAAAACATATGCCGACGCTCGAAGATGACACACTGGTTTTCCGCTTCCCGGAGATCGATAAAGACGCAAGTTTTTCGATCGACTTCCAGCGCACCTTACGGATACCAGATACAGATAAAACCTATTCACTACCGCCTGGGCTTGGCTCCTTTCCGCTGCGACACGAAGAGGACTTCGCATCAAATTTGCCGTCAAACACGAACGAACGAGGTGGTGTAATACTGCCGATGTGGCAAGCGGAAGCCATGTGGCTTAATTTTACAAACAACGGTCCTGGCTATGATTTGGACTTTCCGGTTGCCATCAAAATTGCTGCAGGAAAAATAAATGCAGTCACAGGTGAGGCTTGGCGACCGGGGCTTCATAGGGACCCACAGGATTACATGGTCTCCCCGGATCAACCTTGGCTGGATGGCTTTGCCATAGAGAAAGGCGTCATTAGGCAGTTCGTAGCGATGCCTCTGGGGGCCGGTTATTCCGTCGAAGAACAGCTAACCAACCAAGCTGAATGGGGGGGCATCCAGATTTCTGTAGCTCCTCTTAAGGCTCATATATGGAAGGCGAAGCGTGCTGCGTGGGAGAAAGAAAGAGAAGGATTAATACAGTCCAGATTCTGCGCTTCCCTGTCAGAGTGCTCCATGGACATGATGATGGGTCTCGCAGCTGGAGGCCGGATGCGACAGGAAATTTACCCGGATACTTTTGACCTCAGCGACTGGGACACAGAAAACGCGCAACGCGTATTCGTGACACTCGTACATGCTAAGGATTGGAAAAAAATCACTGGTGACGCTGCGCCAAATGAACCTCCAACTGCGAAAGAATACAGCGCAGCAGGACTGCCTTGGTTCGAATACTATGGAAATGATCGAGGGGCTCTTCCTGGTGGCGAAAGATTGGGAGCGATCAAATCCGTAGCAAAAATATTCACGACGCTAACGGGCGCCACGCTACCCAATTCGCAAGACCTTGACACTGGAACGCCGACTGCGGTTGGGCCTGGCAGTAAGGGCGCGCGGCCCGTTCGAACCTCTGGGACTTGGGATCAATAGCGGTCGAAAAATTCAGAGGCATGCGGTAATGCCATGCGGTTCAAGTATAACCCTGTCTTGATGCAACCCTTGGAGCTCCCCGCGTCATACCATCGAGCGCGGTCAGCTTAATCGAAGACCCGCGACGGCTGTCCATCCCACGGCAACTCAGCCACAGTCATCAGGTTATTAATCGGTATCGCCAGCGGGCGCCGGGCAATGACCAGCGCCTCCAGGACGCTCGGGGCCAGGTAAGCCAACCGGATCATCCGGCCGACGAAGCGGTCGGAAACATTCTCGGCCTCAGCGATGTCCTGGATGGTCGAGACGGCGCCGCTTTCGATCTGCCGTCGCCACTTCCACGCCCGAGCGACAGCACGGAGCACGTGCGGGTCGTGCGTCCGGCCCTCCCGCGCGCAGTGGTCGTCGGGTGGCAGGATCTTTGGCCGCCCATTGCGCTTGCGGATGCTCAGCGGGATGACGACACGGATGGTCTCCGACGAACCGCTCATGCGCAGGCCTCCTTCTGGCGCGGCGCCATCATGTCGCGCAGAACCGATCCCAGCCCTTCCTGGCGCAGGTCGACGGCGATGCCGCTTGTACCGACGGTAACCCGGTCGACCAGGAGCTGGATGATGCGGGTCTGCTCAGCCGGATAGAGCGCGGCCCAGATCTGGTCGAATTCGCCGAGCGCCTTGATGATCGCCTTCTCATCTACTGTCGGGCTCTCCTCCCGCAGCATCTTGAGGACCCTGGCCGCGATCTCTGGCGCGCGGATCATGCGCCGGATCTCTCCGATGACGGCGTCCTCGACCATGCCAGCGGGCAAGCGAAGCAGTCCCGCGCTTTCGCCGATCGGCCGGTTCCTGATCAGATCCATCGACGCGTAGTAGCGATAGAGGCGAGAACCCTTCTTGGTCGCGGTCGGCGTCATCGCCGTGCCGGTCTCCGTGAAGATGATCCCCTTGAGCAACGCTGGTGTCTGGGCGCGCGTGTTCTTGGCCCGCAGGCGCGGGCTCTCCTGCAGGATGGCGTGCACGTTGTCCCAGAGAGCTTGATCAATGATCGCCGCGTGCTCTCCGGGATAGGCCGTTCCCTTGTGAACGGCTTCGCCGAGATAGACCCGGTTGTTGATGAGCTTGTAGAGGAAGCCCTTGTCGACCAACTTGCCGCGCTTGTTCAGCACACCCTCGGCGGCCAGCGCCTTGGCCAGCATGGTCGCGGAGCCAATCGCTGCGAAGCGCTGGAAGATCATCCGGACCGTGGCGGCTTCGTTCTCGTTGACGACGAGCTTGCGGTCATGCACGTCGTAGCCAAGCGGCACATAGCCGCCCATCCACATGCCGCGCTTGCGGGATGCTGCAACCTTGTCGCGGATGCGCTCGCCGATCACCTCGCGCTCGAACTGCGCGAAGGACAGAAGGATGTTCAGCGTCAGGCGCCCCATCGACGTCGTGGTGTTGAACGACTGGGTGACCGATACGAAGGTTACCTGGTTCCGCTCGAAGATCTCGACCAACCGCGCAAAATCCATAAGGGATCGCGACAGCCGGTCGATCTTGTAAACGACGATCACGTCGATCAGCCCGGCTTCGACATCGGCCAGAAGGCGCTTCAGCGCAGGCCGGTCGAGCGTTCCACCCGAAACACCGCCATCGTCATAGGGCTCCCGGATCGCGGCCCAGCCTTCGGCGCGTTGGCTGACGACATAGGCTTCACAAGCCTCTCGCTGTGCATCAAGCGAGTTGAACTCCATGTCGAGCCCTTCCTCGCTCGACTTGCGCGTGTAGATCGCGCAGCGCAGCCGGCGCGGCATGGGTAGGACGGCAGTTGGCGCGCGGCTCATCGCGGATCCCTCCCGGCCTCACGAAGCCCGAAGAAGCGGTAGCCGTTCCAGTGCGTGCCGGTGATTGCCCGCGCGACCGCCGACAGCGATTTGAACCTGCGCCCCTGCCAATCGAAGCCGTCCCGCAGCACGGTGACGGTATGCTCAACGCCATTCCATTCACGCAGCAGCCGCGTGCCTGCGACGGGGTTACGACCGTCTTCAATGATGGCTTTTCGACCAAGCTTCCCGTCGATTTCGTCGGCGAGAAGATCGAGCATTCGCCGTGTCTCGCGCGACAGGCCGCCGAGCGTCAGCTCTTGGATCCGGTAGGCGAGCCGCAGTTCGAGGTAGCTGCGGCTGTTGTTCGGCGCCGGCGAGCCGAAGAGGCTCTCCCACTTTGCCTTCAATTCCCCGACCGACATCTGCTTCAGCGCTGCAAGCTGCGCCACCGCGCTCGCGTCTGAGGCGGCGCTTTCACGCGGCCGCATCGGCACATCGTCAATCTTCTTCCTGGCAACTGCCATCATCACCCTCCAACTCAGTTGTTCGGTTTGCGACGACCAACACGGCGTTTGAGGGCGAGAATGTCGAATGAACTCTCTCCGCCTGGTGCAGATAAAGAACTCGACTGTTCCGAGAGAATACGCCTCAGGCCAACTGCCAGGATGCGCGCGACTTCATCGAGCCGGGCATCCGCCTGAAGGCGTTCGGCAGCGATGGGGTTTGGGCCGGAAAGCGCTGTGTGCATGGAGACCGTTCGCAATCAAATTCGCCAAGCAAACGCTTAGTCGCGAACGGAAAATACGCAATACAAAACAGCGTCTTATCAGGTTTCTGCGGAGTCATTAGAAGTGTATAGAAGGCGTTTGCTCCAGCAATCGTATGACCGTCTGTGCCTGTCGTCCCAAGTGCCACTATCAGCAGCGCCGCCGAGTCGTCACCTTGGACGTTGACGAGTGAAGTGGTCATAGCTGTCCCATGGCTCCTCCTCTTCGATGTTCGCTCCTCCACCGCATTCGTCAAACTGTAGGAGCGAAACCGAAATGCCGAGGCGGTCAGAAAAGAATGCCAGTTCGCGGACAGGCTCCGATCCCCGACTGAACGTCCAAACGCCGTCCGGTAGGGAGACGGGGCGAGCAGAGTTGACGTGTTGTGATGCGCAGCCCATCGCCATCACAGAACCATCCGGGATCGGCATGCCGGAACGGATGAACACGCCGCCGTCGAGTGCGCTCGTACTGGCCCGACCCCAGAGAGCGAATCCGTCACGCGCCACCACCATCGCTGACCTGGTATCGGTGAATTCGATCCATTTGCGCGTGGCGGCCAGAAGCGAGACGCCATATCGATCCGTGATGTGACCGAGGAGATCGCGAGTGATCTCTTGATCGCCAACTTGGCTCCGATAGTCATCGATAGGCATCAACAGAAAAGAGGCGAAAGTGTCGGCCTCTTCCTCGCGCTCCCTTTCTGCCTCCTTCCAATCATTGGATTGGAGCGGAAGGCACTCGAAGTCGAAATCGTCCGAGAGCTCGCCGTTGCGGTAATGCGCTGCGGTCAGCGGGCGCCGGTGCAGCAAGTAGTGCCCGAACTCATGAGCGAGCGTGAAGCGCTCGCGTCCGCGATAGCGGGGTTGAGTATTGTAGAGGATCTGCCAACCGGGCTTCTTACGCCGTGCTCGGAGCATGCCCTCGAAGCCGTCGATGTCGATGCCCTTCACTGCCGTGATCGGGTCCTCGTAGTTTCGGGAGATTTCGAGCGCCAGCGCCTCCACGTCCACTGGAAACCGGTCTTCTCCCAACACGGTGCGGAGAAGAACAGTCAGATCGTTCGCAGCCTTTCTGGGCGATTTTCTGCCGCTATTGCTCATTCATCCTCATCGTCCAGGATCTTAAGCATCTCGCGAAGCTTCTCTTTGCTCTTCGGCTTCATCTTCTGATACTTGCGAAAGAAGGCAGTGTCTGTCGCATCCGCTTCGGTGACTTCGTCGGCAGAAATCAGGTAATTGGTCGTAGTATCCAGAGCGGACGCGATCTGGTGAAGCTTCTCAGCTGAAGGGCGCGCAACGTCCTTGTTCTCGATCTCCCACATGTAGCTCTTGCTGGATCCGACCCTTTCGGCCAGCGCCTCAAGGGTCAATCCTCGCTTCAGTCTGAGCTCGCGAACGCGCTCTCCCAAGGGTGTTGGCACCGGGGGTTCTCCTATTTGTCCGCAGGGTTCGTTATCGCGGTACATCTAGTCCTTGACAAGCCGTACCTGCAATACCTATCTTGCGCATAAGTTCGTAGTAACGAACCCCCTTTCGCGCTTTCACGAGACAGGAGGCCATCATGGCTAAAGCAGGCAACGGTTCGGGCACCCATCATGTGGTCCCCAATCCCAATGGCGGTTGGGATGTCCGCCGCGGCGGCGCCGAGCGCGCCAGCGGGCACTTCGATACGAAGCGGGACGCAATCGACCGTGGGCGGGAGATCAGCCGCAACGCCGGAACGGAGTTCAAGGTCCATAACCAGGACGGCCGGATCGGCCAGTCCGATTCCCACGGGAACGACCCCCGCAACATCAAGGGCTAAGGAGATCGGCCATGGCCTCAGTGACGAGTTTCATCCGCAACATGCCTGCCTCGTCGCTGCAGGCCTATTTCCACCACACCGGTATCGACCTTCCGACCGAGGTCGATTGGGAGGCGCCCGAGCCTGAAGTCGCCCGCGTCACTTTGCTGGTCGTCGACGAATTGGACGAACAAGCTCGCGCCCGAATCGTCAATGACGCCGAGCGTGTGGGCGCGCTGGCTGATGATGCGGGGCAGACCGCACTCTACAGCGTGATCGACGACCGCACGGTGCTGGATGATCTATCAAATGGCCATGCGCGTTCGCTCTGGATGTTTCTGAACGAACCGGTTCGGTTCCGCCATGCCGAGGAGGTCCGTTACACCGATGAGCGGCGTCGTGGTCGGAGCTGGGACGGGTTCATCGGGGAGCCGAATCTCGATCTGCGTCAGGACGAGGCATCCATCGATGCCTTCAAGGCGGCACTGCGCGAACGGTTTGCTTCCAACAACATCCACATCGACATCTTCGGGCGCTACCGACCGACATTCGATGGCGAGAATTGCGAGCTTGTCCAGATCGCGATCTACCGCGAGGGCCTGCTGGATGATTTCCTGGCGTTCGATGACGCTGGGACGCTCGTCCGCCGTGCCCGCCGTCCCGTGTTCGAGGCGGCCATGACCTATGAACCGGCAACCGGTGTTATCGAAGTCGTCGCCAACGACCGCGAGAGCCGGGAAGAGATGGTTCGCTTCATGGCGCGCGACCTGCTGGGCATCGAGTTCCAAAGCGAAAAGGTGCCCTTCCGCACCTATGACCTCGCGGTTCTGGTTCGTCCTTTCGATTTTCCGACCGATCCGGAGGACGGGATCGAGTCTGTGGAGGTCAAGCAGCTGCGTCTGATGCCCATCGACAATGTGGGCGAGCGCGTCACGCTGGAATGTCTTCGGAAGGCCGACCGCACTATCTGGAGCATGTCGGCGGAGCGGTTCGGTGCCAGCGATCCGCTGGCTGGCGGCTGGGTGGCGACACAGGCCAGACTGTCCATCAAGTTCCATCCCAAGGCCGATGCTAAACGCGGTCGGATGCTGCCGTTGACGATCACGATGCCGCATGGCTGCAATCTCAAGGACCAGACCGAAGAGGAGCAGCTGATTGGCGAAAAGTATCTCCGGCGCTGGGGCATCCTTTCCGGAGACGGCGGTGTCGTCGTCGATTGATCGGAGGGCGGTTGATCTGCTCCTCTCAATAGTGGAGAGCGCGGATGCCAAAGTCGCAAGCGCCGTGCTCTCTGACTATCACGCCAACAGCGCTGGGAAATTGCTGGCGGCGAATGTGCTGCGTCCCGATGGCCATAACGTGGCGGCCACCTCGCTGGCTGATTTCGAAGACGAGCCGGTCTCCCTGGCCTGGTCCTCGGAACGGAACAGCTACGGATACTTTAGCCCGTTTGCTGGCTGGGTTGGTGTCCCGAAGGAGCGGATGGGGGTCTACGGGGTCGACTTTCCGGTCCTCTTCGCCCGATTACTGGTCGGCCTGGACATTGCGTCCCGCGGCGGCGCCAGAGCGCTCGTTCCTCGAGCTTTGTGGGAGCTTGGCGACGCGCGCATCGGCCGTCGCCCGCAGCGGGTCCCGATCTGGTTCGCGCGCCGCCTTTCGGACCGGAAGATTTGGGCAGATTTGGCTGATGCGGCTCGAAGGCGACCAACACCTCATGTCCGCATTCTCTTGACCAGCACGCCCAGTGGTCGGCTCCATGAACTGGGGCTGCCAGGGCACCTCGTGGTGTCCATCGGCGATGCCATCGATTTCGACGACGGAATGGCAATAAACCCGGAAATCCTATCAGCACTTCTCGATGGCACACCCGCCGTCAGCCCTCATACGCCCCTGTCCCTCTCACCGAGCGGGCAGCGACTCACCATCCATGGCAACGTCACGATCGATCTCAAGTCGGACATCCATATCGCCATCATTCGCAAGCTGGTTGAGGGACACCAGGACGGCAGACGCTTCAGCGCTCGGGAACTCCTTGATCATGCCCACTCCAGCGCGAAGACGCTGCGTCAAGCATTTGGCGCGCAGCGATGGGCAGACCTCGAACCTTATCTGAAGTCCGAGAATGGTCTCTGGGGCTTCGCGCTCTGACGAAATTCTCTCTGTTCTTCTCCCTCTGACCGGGTCGGTTTTCTCCCTCCCGACCAGCCATCGTCTCCGCAGGTTTTCGACAGGAACCCAAGGAGACTCAGATGGCTACGAAACATCTCAACCAGATCGACCTGGCTGCGCGGTGGAACATCAGCCACCGCACGCTTGAGCGGTGGCGGTGGACGGGTGAAGGCCCGCGCTTCGTCAAGCTCGGTGGTCGCGTCGTGTACCGCCTCGAAGATGTTGAGGATTACGAGCGCGAGCAGATCCGCGCGAGCACCACGGACAATGCGGAACGCGCCGCTGCGTCGGGGGCACGCTGATCATGATCCCCAACGCCCCCACCCTCGACCAGCTGCGCACGATGCCGATCGGCGACATCGTCACGATGCCATCCGAAGTGCTGGCTGTCCTCCAAGAGGATGCTGATGCCGCACTGAAGAGCGCGAAGTCGATGAAGGACTGGCTCGACGGCGCCATCGCCCAGAAGTTCGGCGATCGTGCACGTGAAGCCCGCGCCGCCATCGCCAAGGACACAGGCATCGTCCGCTTTACCGATGGCGCAATCACCATCGTCGCCGACCTGCCGAAGAAGGTGGACTGGGACCAGGCCAAGCTCGCTGCGCTCGTCGAGACCATTCGCGGCTCCGGCGAAGACCCCGGCCAATACATCGAGATCAGCTTTTCGGTCTCGGAGCGCGCTTACGGCGCGTGGCCCGACGCGATCCGCCGCGCCTTTGAACCGGCCCGCACGCTCAGGACCGGCAAACCGACCTTCCGCCTCCTGCGCGACTGAGAGGAAAACCCATGTTCACCTTTGGCAAATCCAAGACCGATGCCTCGCTGTCCGCGCTCGAAGCGCTGCGCAAGGCTCATTACAGCCTGTCCTCGCTTCCCGATGCGATCCGGATCCCGGCCATGCCTGGGCACGACGAAATCGCAGCCAAGCCCATCTCCGAGGCGACGATCGATGATCTCGCCTTCGCGATGCGGGGCTTGGAAGCCGAGTTCAACGACGTCGCCGACAAGATGCAGGCGCTGCGCAAGCTCAGCCAGATCGCTCGCGATGCCGGTGGTCTCGGTGCTGATCGGGCCGTCGACCTCGCCGCTCGCATCCAGTCGGAGCGCTGATCATGGTGCTCCCCATCATCTCAGCCGATCAGCGCATGGCCGAAGTGCGCGGCGTCAAAGGCTGCATCTTCGGTAAGTCCGGCATCGGCAAGACGAGCTTGCTTTGGACCCTTGATCCCAAGGTCACGCTCTTCATCGACCTGGAAGCCGGCGATCTCGCCATCGAAGGCTGGCCCGGCGACAGCGTTCGCCCGCGCACATGGCCCGAATGCCGCGACTTCGCGGTGTTCATCGGTGGCCCCAATCCGGCGCTGCGCGATGACCAGGTCTACAGCGAAGCCCACTACGCCGCCGTGTGCGAACGCTTCGGCGATCCAGCTTCGCTTGATCGCTATCAGACTGTCTTCATCGACTCGATCACGGTCGCTGGGCGTCTGTGCTTCCAATGGTGCAAGGGCCAGCCGGAAGCCTTCTCCGACAAAACAGGCAAGCCGGATATTCGCGGCGCCTATGGATTGCACGGCCGCGAGATGATCGCGTGGCTTACGCATCTGCAGCACACGAGGGCGAAGAACGTCTGGTTCGTCGGGATCCTCGACGAGAAGCTCGACGACTTCAACCGGCGGATTTTCCAGCCGCAGATCGATGGCTCCAAGACCGGCCTGGAGTTGCCCGGCATCGTCGATGAAGTGCTGACGATGGCGGAGATCAAGGACGACGCCGGTGCGCCGTTCCGCGCCTTCGTCTGCCAGACGATCAACACCTGGAACTACCCCGCGAAGGACCGTTCCGGCCGGCTGGATCCGATCGAGGAGCCTCACCTCGGTCGCCTCATGGCGAAGATCCGCAGCCCTGCAAAACCCGCGTCAGAGCGCCTGGCCTATCGCAGCCCGCCCGTCGCTGCGCCGCCTGCAGCGCCTGCCGCTGCCCCCATCCATCCCGAAAACGACTGACAAGGAGACCCCAGCCATGACTGGTTCCTGGAACGACTTCAACGACGCCAAGCAGAACAGCAACATCATCCCCAAGGGCACGCTCGCCAAGGTGCGCCTGACGATCCGCCCCGGCGGCTATGACGATCCGGCGCAGGGCTGGACCGGCGGCTACGCCACGCGTGGCGCCACCGGCTCGGTCTACCTCTCGGGCGAGTTCACGGTGCTTGAGGGACCCTACGCCCGGCGGAAGATCTTCACCCTGATCGGCCTCTACAGCCCCAAGGGCCCGGATTGGACGAACATGGGCCGCAGCCTCATCCGCGGCATGCTGAACTCCGCGCGCGGCATCTCGGACAAGGACAATTCGGCACAGGCGCAAGCGGCGCGGCGGATCTCGGGCTTCACCGATCTCGATGGGCTGGAGTTCATCGCCAAGATCGACGTCGGCACCGACACCAACGGGGACGAGAAGAACGAGATCCGCACGGCGGTGACGCCGGATCACAAGGAGTACGCGGCGCTCATGGGCGTCGCCGGTGCCACGGCGCAAGGCCCCTCTCAGGCCCGCGCTCCCCAGCCCTCCATGCCGAAGCCGGGCGTTCGCCCGTCCTGGGCTCAATAAGGAGGGCGCCATGCTTTTGCGTCCCCGCCAGAAGCAGTTCGTGGAGCGCAGCATCCATGCGCTCGACGAACACGGAAACACTCTTGCGGTCGCCCCGACAGGTGCAGGCAAAACGATCATGCTCTCGGCCGTCACCGGACGCATGATCGGCGAGCCTACAAAGGGCACGGGCGGCAAGGCGTGTGTCCTTGCCCATCGCGATGAGCTGACCGGTCAGAACCTCAACAAGTTCGGCCGGGTCAATCCCCAGCTCACGACGTCGATCGTTGACGCCAAGGAGAAATCCTGGCGCGGACAGGTGACCTTCGCGATGGTCCCGACACTCGCGCGCAAAGACAATCTCGATCAGATGCCGGCCATCGACCTACTGGTGATCGATGAAGCACATCACGCCGCAGCCGACAGCTATCGCCGGATCATCGACACCGCGCTTCACCGCAATCCAATGTGCCGGATCTACGGTGTCACGGCGACGCCGAACCGGGGCGACAAGCGCGGGCTTCGGCCTGTCTTCTCTAACGTCGCAGACCAGATCCGCATCGGGGAGCTGATCGCATCCGGCAACCTCGTTCCCCCACGCACTTTCGTCATCGATGTCGGCGTGCAGGATGAACTCAACAAGGTGCGTCGCACCGCCGACGACTTCGACATGGCGGAGGTGGATGCGATCATGAACCGCTCTCCGGTCACGGAAGCGGTGATCCGTCACTGGCGCGAAAAAGCCGGCGAGCGTCAGACCGTGGTGTTTTGTTCCACGATCAGTCACGCGCGCAATGTCACGGACGCATTCAATGCGGCTGGCGTCGCGGCAGGCTTCATCCATGGCGAAATGGCTGATGCGGATCGCAAGGCGACGCTGGCGGCCTACGCCATCGGCAAGCTGCGGGTCATCGTCAATGTTGCGGTGCTGACCGAAGGCTGGGATCACCCGCCGACGAGCTGCGTCGTGTTGCTGCGGCCCAGCTCCTACAAGTCGACCATGATCCAGATGGTCGGCCGGGGCTTGCGCACCATCTCGCCCGAAGAGCATCCGGGCGTCATCAAGACCGATTGCATCGTGCTTGATTTCGGTACCTCGACCTTGCTGCACGGATCGCTGGAACAGGACGTCGATCTGAACGGGCGTGAGCCTGGCGATGAGGCACCGACGAAGGACTGCCCTGAATGCGGCGCCGTCGTCCCGCTTGCCACAACCGAATGCCCCCTTTGCGGGCATGTCTGGGAGCGCGCTGATGCCGGCGAGATCGCTCCGCTCGGCGACTTCATCATGTCCGAGATCGACCTTCTCAAGCGGTCAAGTTTCCGCTGGTGCGATCTCTTTGGTGATGATGCGGCGCTGATCGCGAGTGGCTTTAACGCCTGGGGTGGCGTGTTCTTCCTGAACGGTCGCTGGTACGGCATCGGCGGGCTGCAGAAGCAGCGGCCGCATCTTCTGGCCATTGGCGAACGCACCATCTGCTTGGCGGCAGCCAACGACTGGCTCAACGAGCACGAAAGCGATGAGACGGCGCACAAGACCCGCCGCTGGCTGAACCAGCCGCCGACCGACCGGCAACTCGCCTTCCTGCCCACCGAGTATCGCCAGGATTTCGGGCTGACCCGCTATCAGGCCTCCGCGTTGCTCGCCTTCCGTTTCAACCGGGACGCCATTCGCTCCCTGGTCTTCGGGGCAGCCGACGCCACTCCCGAAACCATCGTCGGGAGGGCGGCATGACGGGGCATGTCCATGACCACCTCATCTTCCGGGCGTCTGCGGCTTTGGCATCCGCGTGGCGAACTCTGCGCAGTCTGCCGGCGACCGACACGTGGCTTTGGTTGGTTCGACCCGGTGCGGTCGAAGCAGCCGCGCCCGTCTGCGTGGTTCTGTTCGATGGCCTGCCAAGGCTTCTGGTCGCGATCAGCCCGGAGGTCATCGGCCGTGGTTGATCTGACCGAACAGGAAAAGGCTGCCATCCGTGCCGCCATGAAACCCGTGGCCGAGATCATGGAAGAGATCGGCTGGGAGGGGCGCCTGATCGATCTGTCCGAAGCGCAGGTCTGCACGATCATCGAGGTCGCCGTGGGCGGCTTCCAGGACGCCATGCTCGCGACGGCGCAAAGCGCAGATGCAGAGGTTCCGTTCTGATGTTGGACTTCAATCATCGGGCCACATGCGCCGACCAGATCAACGCGATCATCGATGCCGCTCTCGAGACCGAGCGCGGCGCTGCGTCTGCGCGAACCTATCTCGGCGGTTCACGTCTTGGCGTGGCTTTTGAACGCGCGCTGCAATTCGAGTTCACGGGCTCACCGAAAGACGAGGGCTCCCATTTCAAGGGCCAGACACTGCGCATCTTCGAGATCGGTCACGCGCTGGAAGACCTCGCAATCCGCTGGCTGCGCGCCGCAGGCATCGATCTCTACACCCGCAAGGGCAATCGCCCGGATGGCGAGCAATTCGGCTTCGCCGTCGCCGGCGGGCGTATCTGTGGACATGTCGATGGCATCATCGCCTCAACACCAGGCGCGCTCGGGCTTGCCGTCCCCGCACTCTGGGAATGCAAGACGATGAACGCAAAGAACTGGCGCGAGACGGTTGCCAGGGGCGTGGTCGTGGCAAAGCCCGTCTACGCCGCGCAGATGGCGCTCTACCAAGCCTACATGGAAGCGCAGGTGCCTGGCATCTCGCAGAGCCCTGCGCTGTTCACGGCCATCAACAAGGACACCGCTGAGCTGCACCATGAGCTGGTGCCGTTCGACGCAGCGTTGGCACAGCGGATGAGCGATCGCGGCGTGCGCATCCTGCAGGCGACTGACGCGGGCGAATTGCTTCCGCGCATCGCCACGAGCCGCGACTTCCATGAATGCCGCATGTGCGCATGGGCGGACCGCTGCTGGGGGCTGCCGGCATGAGCGAGAGCAACATCGTCTCCCTAGATGCGTGGCGCGATTTCAACGACGCGGCTCCGCTAAGCGACCCGTTCACTATCGAGCCGGATCCCGAGCAGATCGCCGTCTTCCTCGACGTTGTCTTCGGCTACTGCGAAGGCTGGGCTCCCCTGCGCGGGTTCGTCGACAAGGGCCAGGGGATTGCAGGCCGTCCGCACAATGTATGGGTCGAAGTCGATGGCAGCCTTCTTGAGAAAGCCATCTCCTTCGCCGGCTGGGCTGCGCGCGAAGGCGCAGCGTTCTACGTAGTGCCGGGCACGGTCGCCGAGGCTGGTAAGGCGAAGGCCGCTGATGTCCGCCAAATGCAGACCGTTCTGGTCGATCTCGATGCGGGCGATATCCCCGCAAAGCTGGACCACCTCATTCTGCATCTTGGCGAGCCGACGCTGATCGTGGAGAGCGGCGGTCGCACCCCCGATGGCATCGACAAGCTGCATGTCTGGTGGCGGCTGAGTGAGCCTGCGGAGGCGGAGGATATTGCGTTGCTCTGTCGGCTGCGCGGCGACATCGCCGTGAAGGTCGGAGGCGACACGCATTTTCGCTCAGCGCACCAGCCGATCCGACTGGCGGGCGCCGTCTATCACAAGGGTGGGTTTACGCGCCTCGTCACCATTCGTCGCCACAGCCCGCAGGCCGAAGTCCACCTGCGTGAGTTTGCAGAGCTGGTGGACGCTATGCCGCCGCTGGCCGGCGCCGGGTGCGAGCCAGGTCCTGCAACCGAGAAACCTTCGATCAAGGACATCCTGACCACGCCGGTCCGTGAAGGCGGCGAGGATGACTGGACACGTTTCCAGGGGGCAAGCGCCGCGATCGGTCATTACGTGCGCATGGCCCACGAAGGCCGCATGAGCCGTGACGAAGCCTGGGAGGCCATCTGCCAGTACAATGCCGCCCAGCTTCGGCCGTGTTGGCCCCTGGAGCGCCTTGCCAGCGAAGCCCAACGGCTCTGGCGGCTGCACGAGGAACGCCACGGCCCGCCGCTGGAGCGGCTCTCCGCTCCGCCCATGTCAGCCTTGCCGACATTCACGCTCGGCGCCCTGCTAGACGACACAAGCCCCATGCCGGACGACATCATAGCGCCCCGCGTGCTGACGCCGGGCGGGATGCTTGTGCTGGGCGGCGCGCCCAAGGTCGGCAAGAGCGATTTCCTGATCAGCCTGCTCGTTCATATGGCGGCGGGCGTCCCGTTCCTAGCCTTCGCGCCAAGTCGGCCGCTTCGGATCTTCTATCTGCAGGCGGAGATCCAGTACCACTACCTGCGCGAGCGCCTTCAAGCCATTCGCATTGACCCCGCGCTCATGGCGGCAGCACGCGACAACCTCGTCGCCACGCCCAAGGTCCGCATGCTGCTCGATGCGGGTGGCGTCGCGCTGACCATAGCCGCCGTCCGCGCGCATTACGGTCACAGCGCGCCAGACATCCTGTGCATCGATCCAATCCGCAACCTCTTTGATGGCGGAGCGGAGGGAGGCGGTGAGAACGACAACACCGCGATGCTCTTCTTCCTGCAGGCCCGGATCGAAGCGCTGCGCGACGCGGTTGCGCCCGATGCCGGCCTGATCCTGTGCCACCACACTCGCAAGATTACGAAGAAGCAGCTCATCGAGGATCCGTTCATGGCGCTTTCTGGCGCAGGATCGCTCCGCAGCTTCTACACATCCGGCATCATCATGCATCGGCCCGACGAAGACCGACCGGAGCGGATGCTGCATTTCGAGCTGCGCAACGGGCCGGGCATCGAGCCGATCGTCATCGACAAGGCGAATGGGCGCTGGATCGAGATCGATCGGTCCAGCGAGCGTCTCGTGCGCAAGGCCATGGGCGACAAGCTCGATGCAGAGCGCGTGCGCAAGCACGACGTCATTCTCGGCGTGTTGCTGGATGAGGCGCTGGAAGGACGGCTCTACACCATCAATCAGTTCGCGGAAGCCTTCGAGAACCGCGGCGGCCTTGGCGGCAAGGACACGATCCGCGAGCGACTGAACGTCCTTGCTACGAAGGGCTTCGTGAAGTTCCTGCGCGACGGCACGCCCTACGGACTCGGCCCGTCGCGTTCCCGGTTCGGCTTTCTGTGCGTCGAAGGGATGGCCGCGCCGACGGGCGCGGAGGCCGTCGATCCCGATACCGGCGAGGTCGTTCCGGCGACCATCGCCGTGCTGCCGACCCACTACAAATCGCCCCAGACAGGCGTGCTGCTCGAGGTCGAAAACCCGCAGGTGTGGGTCTACCCGGAAGGCGAAGAGCCATGATCGCGGGCCTCACCCACATCCCGCAGGACTGCGCTCTGCCCAGTTTAAACCAGATGAGGCGCAGCGCCGAAACTGCTCCGACACGGCTGCTCGCCGCTTCGCTCTGGTCCGCTGTGATCAGATTGGGCGGGTCTCCGAAACTACCCCGTCAGAATTGCGCGCTGACCAGTTTGGCTTCGCTCCAACCAGATTGGGTCGATGCGGCGTTTCCAAACTTCCCAAACTGGAAAATCCTCAATGTGATCAATGCGCTATCGGGTGGTTCAAGTTTAGGGGGTGAAAGCCACCCCCTTCGGGGGTGGGGAGACCGCCGCAGGCGGGGTCTCCCATTCCCACCCCCAGGGGCTTCGCGCGCGCGTGGCCTGCATCTCCACCCCTCGACCGTCCGCTACCTCCCCCAGGGATCGACTTCCATGAGCACACACGCTGCACCCGCCACCATGCCCGGCCTCCGGTCGACGCCGCCCGTCATCCCAGCGGCCCGGACTATCCTCGCCCTTGATCTCGGCACCACGACAGGCTGGGCAGGTCTGGTTCAGGGGGTCGTGCATAGCGGCACGATGACGTTCCGTACGGGGCGCTACGACGGCGGCGGCATGCGGTACCTGCGTTTCCAGACCTGGCTGGAGGGGCTGGCCCAGGACACGGGCGGCGTGGCGGCGATCTACTTCGAGGAAGTCCGTCGCCACATCGGCACCGATGCCGCCCACATCTACGGCGGCTTCCTGGCGACGTTGACCGCGTGGTGTGAGCGCAATGGCGTTGCCTACCAGGGCGTCCCCGTCGGCACCGTGAAGCGCTTCGCCACGGGCAAGGGCAACGCCGACAAGCAGGCTGTGCTGGCAGCGATGCGCAGTCGTGGTTTCAACCCTGCCGACGACAACGAGGCCGATGCGCTCGCGATCCTGCTTTGGGCGATGGAGACACGAGGAGGCGTGCTGTGAAGTGGGCGCCCCCCGGTTATGGCGGCAAGCGCCGCACACCCGACGAGATCAAACGCGTAGGCTGGCGTGAACAGCGTGTGCTGGCGGTCTCGCTCGACGATGCCCGGCTGACCTGGCCGGAGCGTGAACTGATTCGACAGCTCGGCGAGAAGCTTTACGGCGATCGCACCAAACGCAAGGAGGCGCAGCAATGACCGAATGGACGCCGAGCCTTGTCGAGGAACGCCTCTCCGAAGCAGCCTTCGTGCTGAAGCGTCTGCCGGCAGACCGCCGGCGCGGCTACTTCAACGTCTGGCCGCAGATCGTGCACGACTTCGCCGACAAGGTCGGACAAGAGGCAAAGCCGATGCGCGTGCTACCTTCGCCCGCCGCGATCAGCCGCATGGAGGAAACGCTAAGCTGGACGGTCGGCCTCGACGCGATCGACGGCAAGATCGTCTGGATGCGTGCACATGGCGAACGGTGGAAGGCGATCTGCTGGGCGGTCGGCATGCAGCGCTCTGCGGCGCATGAGCACTGGCTCTACGCGCTTTGCGTCATTGCGTTTCGGCTTAATGGTCGGCGGCTCAACCGCAATCATTCGAAGCGTCACGTAATCGCGCAGGCTGAATCGGCGAAGCGGTGAGAAGCAAAGCGAATAGTGTCGTGCGGACACTTTTCGCACGGACAAAAACGGCGGATTGGTCTAGGTTTTCTGCCATCCTCACGAGACGAGCGCGCTGGCGCCGCAAGAGCCCGGGTCCTTCCGGGCGCCTGCGCAATGCTGGCGGGCGACGCGCGAAACGTCGCTAGCGTCAGGGTCGGTTTTTGGGAAGCCAGACCACCCGGCGCCGCAGCGCCAATCCGCTGCAAGCCCTGAGAAACCATACTTTTCCCGACCGCGTATCGTGGCCGCTGGACCCCGCTTGGAGTCCAGGATCCGGACTCCGCGCGGCATCCACAAACCCGGATACTCGCCCTTCATGACGCTGAGCTTCGCCCCTGAGCGGATCGAGACCTGGCCGCTGGCCAAGCTGCAGCCCTATGCCGCCAACCCCAAAGCCCATGACGATGATCAGGTGGCGAAGCTCGCCGCTAGCATGGCGGAGTTTGGCTGGACCGTGCCGTGCCTCGTCGCGGAGGATGGTGAGCTGATCGCTGGACACGGCCGTGTCCTGGCCGCCACGCGGCTTGGGCTGACCGAGGCGCCGGTGATCGTCCTTGGCCATCTGACCGAGGCTCAGCGGCGCGCCTATCGCATCGCGGACAACAAGCTCACGGAACTCGGCAACTGGGATCAGGCGCTGCTCTCCGGAGAGCTTCAGAGCCTGCTGGCCGATGATTTCGATCTGTCGCTGGTCGGCTTCTCCGACGGTGAACTCGACAAGCTGCTCACCTTCAATCCGGAAACAGCCGAGGGAGATTCCGGGGGCAAGGGATCGCCGCCGCCTGTGACCATCCCAGAGCCGCCCCGCAATCCGGCGTCGCGCACGGGCGACCTCTGGATCCTGGGTGACCACCGGCTTCTTTGCGGCGACAGCACCAGCCACGCCGATGTGCGCCGCCTGATGAATGGCGAGCGCGCCGTCTTGTTCGCGACCGATCCGCCCTATCTCGTGGACTACGATGGATCGAACCATCCGACCCGGAACAAGGATTGGTCCGAGTCCTATGGCGTGACCTGGGACGACAGTTCGCAGGGCGCCGAGCTCTACGACAACTTCATCGCGGCCGCCGTTGCTGAAGCCATCACTGACGACGCGGCCTGGTACTGCTGGCACGCATCACGCCGACAGGCCATGCTGGAAGCGTGCTGGGAGAAGGCCGGCGCCTTCGTCCATCAACAGATCATCTGGGTGAAGGACCGTGGCGTGCTGACCCGGTCTCATTACCTCTGGAAGCATGAACCATGCTTCATGGGGTGGCGTCGTCCGAACCGGCCCCCAAAAGTGGCCGAGGAGACGCTGCCTTCCACATGGGAGCTGCCGAGTTTCGCGAGAGACGAGCGCCCGGATCATCCGACGCCGAAGCCGCTCGACGCCTTCGGAATTCCGATGCGCCAGCATGTGGCGCGTGGCGGGCTCTGCTACGAACCATTTTCAGGCTCCGGCTCGCAGATCATGGCCGGGGAAGCGAATGCTCGCCGCGTCTTTGCGATGGAGATCAGCCCGGCCTATGTCGATGTCGCTGTGGAACGGTGGCAAGCGCAGACGCTCGGCGTCGCAATCCTGGACGGTGACGGCCGAAGCTTCGACGTCATCAAAGCCGAGCGGCTTGGAGCGAACCCTACGACGGAGGCGGCATGAAGCAGTCACGACGCATGTCGCTGGTGGAATCGCTTGCCAATGTCGCGATCGGCTACGGCTTCGCCGTGCTGACCCAGATTGCCGTCTTTCCGTTCTTCGGGCTCCACGTGTCGCTTGCCGACAATCTCGTGATGGGCGCTGTGTTCACCATCGTCTCGATTGCGCGGTCATTTACGCTGAGACGCGTGTTCGAGGAGTTCCGGATGAGATCTGAAAGCAGAAACGCCGCCAGGCTTTGATGCCTGACGGCGTCGATCGTTGGCGTGTCATGCGATCCTGTAGACGCGCCCGCGACCGTCGATCTTCTCCGACCTCACGTCGAGGCCAAGCTTCTTCTTGAGCGCGCCGGCAATCGCCCCGCGAACCGTGTGGGCTTGCCAGCCGAACGCTGCGACGATCTCCTCGATGCTGGCGCCTTCGGGACGCCGAAGCATTTCGATGAGCTTGGCCTGCTTGCTGTCTGTGCGGGTCCGCACCTTGGCTGTGCGATCGCTCTCAGCTGAGGTGTCCGGCTGGGTTGTCTCGCTAAGCGTGGTGCGGGCGTTCTCCGGCTCGATGTCAATGGCGGCAAGCCCCTGCTCGGTGATTGCGAGCGTAACGCCATGACCGTCGCCGGTTTTGCGCCAGACCGGCTCACCGGTCCGCGTGTCGGCATCGATTTCTTCCAGCAAGCCCTGCTTCAGCAGCGAAGCGACAACTTTTTGCGCGGCGCCGCCTTTGAGGTTCTGCGGCAGTGGTAGGGCCAGCAAATTCGAGCGCTGCGCGGCGGCGGTGAGAATGACAAGCTGGGTGTCGGAAAGCTTCATGGCGGGATCCTTTCTGTCTGGGCTGCGTCCGCGACCATCGCGGCGCTGCTAGGACCCCAAGCCCCGCCGGCAATGCCGGTCGGGGCTGTGAGCGCGCCGGGCGCTCGTCAGTCGGCGTGTTCGCCCGCCTTGAAAGCGCTGTCGGTGATGCGCTTCAGAAGCTCTGCGTAGTGGGCCAGAGTCCCGACATGGCCCCAATGGATGTCCTCTGGCGCGCAGTCGAAATGGTCATCGCTGAGCGCCTGCAGGCGCGCGAGCGCTGCGTCGATTTCGGCCTTCCTGGCGATGAAAGCGTCGAGGGCGGTCTGCTTGGCGGCGGTCTTGGTCATGGCGCTCTCCTGCACTTGATTGTGGCTCCATACAGGCTCTGATCGACGCCCACAGCAAGGCGATAAGCACATCATTTCATTGCTTTTTTGGCTGCCAGAGGCCCGAATGACCGTGGTCGCCCGGGTGTTCGGCCTTGCCAAATTTTGCCAAAGTGCCTATCTTGCCGGCATGAGCACGATGAACATTTCTCTGCCGGAATCGCTCAAATCCTTCGTGGACGAGCAGGTCGCCGCGCGCGGCTTTGGGACGAGCAGCGAGTATGTCCGCGAGCTCATCCGCAAGGACCTCGATCGTCAGTATCTGCGTGGCTTGCTCCTACAGGGCGCCCAGTCAGCGCCGGCCGCTGCGGCAGATGAGGGCTACTTCGAGGGGCTGCGCGCCCGGGCCCGTGGCCGCCGGACGACGTGAGCGCCAAGCCGGTCATTCCGCGCGAGCTGGCCAACCAGGACGTCGAAGAGGCCCTCGACCACTATCTCGATCAGGGCGGAGAAGCCGTCGCCTTGGGCTTCGTCGGTGCCCTGGAGCGGGCCTACCAGCATATCGCGCGGCACCCTGCGAGCGGCTCCAGCCGGTATGCCCATGAGCTGGATTTGCAGAGCCTCAAGTTCTGGCCGCTGAAGCGGTATCCCTATCTCGTGTTCTACCTCGAGCGCGAGACCCACATTGACGTCTGGCGCGTGCTCCATGCCGAGCGCGACATCCCTGCCTGGATGAAGGATCCGGACGTCTCCTGACGTCAGGACTCATCAATGCAGGGCATGAGCGAGCGCCAATATGCAGCCCATGTCGGGCTGTCTCGCGGCGCCATCCAGAAAGCCAGGCTCGCGGGACGGTTGGTTCTGCTACCCGATGGCTCGATCGACGCGGCAGCCAGCGACGCGCGACGCGCCGCCATGACCGATCCATCCAAGCAGCGTTCCACTCCGAGCGCCACGAAGCTCAGGCCGGTCCCTGATACCGCCCTGTCCGCTGTCGGCGACACGCTGCGGGAGAATGGTATCGCCGCCCCGCCCAACGGCGGCGGGACGACGTTCCTGCAAGCCAAGACCGCCAACGAGGTGCTCAAGGCCCAGGAGCGCCGCCTCAGGCTTCAGAAGATGAAGAACGAGGTCGTCGACCGTTCGAGGGCGACGGCGCTGGTGTTCCGGCTTGCGCGCGAGGAGCGCGACACATGGGTCAATTGGCCAGCGCGCATCGCAGCCCTGATGGCGGCCGAACTCGGCGTCGAGGCGCATCCGATGCAAAAGGTTCTAGAGACGCATGTCCGCGCCCATCTCGCCGAGCTCGCTGAGATCCGACCCGAGTTCCGTTAATGCTTTCGCCTTTGAAGGCGCAGACGAACTCTGGAGATCCTGGCGCGACGGGCTCACGCCCGATCCACTACTCACCGTCTCGGAATGGGCCGATCGCCATCGCTTCTTGAGCCCACGCGCCTCGGCCGAGCCCGGGCGCTACAGAACGGATCGCACGCCCTACATGCGCGCGATCATGGATGCGCTATCGCCCTCGCATCCAGTCCGGCGCATCGTCTTCATGAAGGCGGCGCAGGTCGGCGCGACGGAAGCAGGAAACAACTGGATCGGCTATGTGATCCACCATGCACCGGGGCCAATGCTTTCGGTTCAGCCGACAGTGGAGCTTGCCAAGCGCTTCTCGCGTCAACGCATCGAACCGTTGATCGCCGAAAGCCCAAGCTTGCGCGAACGGGTCAAGCCGTCCCGGGCGCGGGACGCCGGTAACACGGTCCTGTCGAAGGAGTTTCCGGCAGGGCTTCTGGTGATCACCGGGGCGAATAGCGCGGTGGGGCTGCGCTCAATGCCGGCGCGCTATTTGTTTCTGGACGAGGTCGATGCTTATCCGCCCTCGGCCGACGAGGAAGGCGATCCGGTTGCGCTTGCTGAAGCGCGAACCAGGACCTTCTCTTGGCGGTCGAAGGTGTTCCTCGCGTCGACGCCGACTATCCATGGCGTGTCGCGGATCGAGCGCGAATTCGAAGCGTCCGACCAACAGCGCTTCTTCGTGCCATGCCCGCATTGCCAACACCGCCAGTGGCTGCGCTTCGAGAGGCTCCGCTGGGACAAGGGCAAGCCGGAGACGGCGCACTACATCTGCGATGCCTGCGATACCCCGATCGAAGAGCATCATAAGATCGCAATGCTCGAAGACGGCGAATGGCGCGCCACCGCCGAGGCAACGGATCCTGGCACAATCGGGTTCCACCTCTCGGCGCTTTACTCGCCGGTCGGCTGGATGAGTTGGGCCATGATCGCCCGAATGTGGGAAACATCCCAGTCGAGCGATGAAGCCAAGCGCAGCTTCAAGAACAGCGTTCTGGGCGAGACCTGGATCGAGACTGGCGATGCGCCGGACTGGCAGCGGATTTATGAACGGCGCGAGGATTGGCAGATCGGTACCGTACCAAGCGGCGGCCTGTTTCTGACGGCCGGCGCCGATGTGCAGAAGGACCGGATCGAAGTTTCGATCTGGGCATGGGGACGCGATCTTACGAGTTGGCTCGTCGACCACATCGTCATCGATGGCGGACCCGATAATCCAGAGTGCTGGTCGGACCTGGGGTCTCTTCTCGATCGGACCTGGCCGCACGCTCATGGCGCAAGGCTCGGCCTCGCCAAGCTCGGGATCGACACGGGCTATGAGGCGGCTGCCGTCTATTCATGGGCGCGCGCCATGGGGCATGCGCAAGTCGCGCCGCTCAAAGGCGTGGAAGGTTTCAATCGCGCCGCGCCGGTCGTCGGTCCAACCTTCGTGGATGTGACGGAGGGGGGCAAAAGACTGCGCCGTGGCGCCCGGCTCTGGACCGTCGCGGTCGCGACTTTCAAGAGCGAGACCTATCGCTATCTGCGCCTTGTACGGCCGACTGATGAGGACATTCTCGATGGGGCGCGCCATCCCGCCGGATATGTGCACTTACCGCGCGGGCTTGAGGCGGAATGGGTCAAGCAGCTGGTCGCAGAGCAGCTGATCAGCGTGAAGACTCGCCGTGGGTTTCAGAAGCTCGAATGGCAGAAGCTCAGAGAACGCAACGAGGTGCTCGACTGCCGTGTCTACGCCCGTGCGGCAGCATGGATCGCGGGCGCCGATCGCTGGACGGATGAGAAATGGCGCGACCTGGAAGACCAGGTTGGGCCCAAGCCTGAACAAACATTTGATTTGAAACCCGACGCCTCGATTGCAGCCGGTGTGCTGGCGCGTGCTCCCGCGATTGGTGCCAAACGCCGTTCTGACTGGCTCTCGGGCGTGGACAAAGGATGGCTGCGATGAGCTGGACGACCGCCGAACTCGATGCCCTACGGCGCGCCTATGCCTCCGGCACTTTGCGAGTCAGCTACGAGGGGAAGACCGTCGAATACGGGTCTGCCGCCGACCTGCTGTCGCGGATCCGTACCATCGAGCGCGAATTGGCCGGGAATTCTGCCGGCCGTGCTCCGGTCGCCGGCCTTGCCGGATTTGTGCGCGGGGATCGCTGATGGGCCGCGTGACCTGGCTTGATCGCGCCATAGGCTCCGTCGCGCCACGCACGGCGCTCAGACGGGTCCAAGCACGCGACAGTCTCGATGCGCTGGCCCGCGGCTATGATGGCGCGGCCAAGGGACGACGGACCGATGGCTGGCGCAGCGCCGGCACATCCGCCGACAGCGAGATCGGGACCGCCGGCGCCCTGCTCCGAGATCGGATGCGCGACCTCGTCCGCAACAACCCGCACGCCGCTAAGGCGGTATCGGTTCTCGTGAACAACATCATCGGCTCGGGCATCATTGCCCGCGCGGCAAGCGGCAACGAGAAGCTCGATGCACAGGCGACGGCCCTCTGGGAGGCGTGGTCGGCCCGCTGTGATGCTGACGGGCAGCTGGATTTCCTGGGCATCCAGACGCTCGCCTGTCGGCAGATGGTCGAAGCGGGCGAGGTACTAATCCGGCGCAGACCTCGTCGGGCGAGTGATGGGCTCGACGTACCGCTGCAATTGCAGCTGCTCGAAGCCGATATGCTGGACGCCGGCCGCAACGGTGACCTCGTCGATGGCGGGCGGATCGTCCAAGGCGTCGGGTTCAACGGCATCGGCCAACGACGCGCCTATTGGCTCTTTGCGCAGCATCCGGGCGATACGGTCGTCACGACGCGCCGGCGCCTCGATAGCCTGGCGATCCCGGCCAGCGACATTGCCCATCTCTACGAGAAGCAGCGAACCCAAGTGCGTGGGGTGCCATGGGGTACGCCGGTGATGCGAGCACTGCGCGATCTCGACGATTGGACGCAGGCCGAGTTGGTTCGCAAGAAGACAGAAGCCTGCGTCGTCGGGATCGTGCTCGGCGCCGATGAAGGTGAACAAGGCATCGCACCATCGGTCGTCGATGCAGATGGCAACCGGGTCGAGCAATTCGAACCCGGCCTCATCGCCTATGCGCGCGGCGGCAAGGACATCCGGTTCAACCAGCCGGCGACGACAGCCGGGGTCTCCGAATGGCTCAGGGGGCAGCTGCATATCGTGGCGGCAGGGTTTCGCATGCCCTACGAGCTGCTGACCGGCGATCTCAGTCAGGTCAACTATTCCTCCATTCGCGCCGGCCTCGTTGAGTTCCGGCGGCTGATCGATGCCGTGCAATGGCAGATCATCATCCCGATGCTCTGCCAACCTACCTGGGACTGGTTCACCGAACAGGCTTGGGCGGCAGGCAAGCTGCCGCAACCGCGCATCCCGGTCGAATGGTCGCCGCCGCGCTTCGAGGCGGTTGATCCCCTGAAAGACGCTATGGCGGATCTGCTCGCCATGCGGTCGGGCACCATGACGCTGGCGCAGGCGATTGCGCGGCAAGGCCATAACCCTGACGCGGTGCTCGCTGAGATCGCCGCCATGAACGCCAAGCTCGATGCGCTTGAGCTCGTTCTCGACAGCGATCCGCGCCGCGTCACCAAGACCGGCGTGATGCAAGCCGACCCGGCTCTGACCTCCACCTAAGGACAATTACATGCATGGCACGATCGAACTGCCGGCGATGCGCCGCGCAGCCGACCTGTTGCCGGCCACGATCGATGAGCAGGACCGCTCGATCGAAGTGGTCTGGTCGACGGGCGCAAGGGTCCGAAGGCAGCCGCTGTTTGGCGAGCCCTTCGACGAGGAACTCAGCATGGATCCCGGCAGCGTGCGGCTCGACCGCCTGAACGCCGGCGGTCCGCTGCTCAAGGTTCATGATACCCGCACGCTTGATGCGGTCATTGGATCGGTCGTGCCCGGCACGGCCCGTATTGATCAGGGGCGCGGCGTCGCACGCGTGCGCTTCAGCGAGCGCGAGGACGTCAGCGCCATCTGGGCTGATGTCCAGGCGGGGCATTTGCGCGCCGTCTCCATCGGCTACCAAGTCCACCGCTTCGAGGTCAGTCGCCCCGCCAATGCGCCCGAGGTCTGGCGCGCGGTCGATTGGACCCCCTTCGAGATTTCTGCGGTCCCGGTCGGGGCCGATCCGGCGGCCGGCTTCCGTTCGGTTGACCCGCTGAGCCCCTGCGTCGTGGACCGGGACGACGCCTCCATCAAAGAGAGGATTTCCATGGACGAGACCAGTGTGACCACGACGGCGGCGCAGTCCGCGCCTGAGCCTGTCACCCGGGCGGCGGAGACTGCGCCCGATACCAAGACTCTCATCGCGCAGGCACAGAGTACCGAGCGCGAAAGGGTCGGGACAATCTATGATCTGGCAGGGCGCCTCGGCCTTGAGCGCGGCATGGCTGAAGATCTTGTCACCCGGGGCGTAGCCATCGACGAGGCGCGGCGCATCATTCTCGACAAGGTCGCAGACACTTCCGAACAGTCGCGGACCTTCCCGCATGTTTCCGTGCCCCTTGGTGGTCGCGATGAGCGCCTGACGCGCCGGGAGGCCGTCGCCAATGCGCTGTTACATCGCTACAGCCCCACGCTGTTCAGCCTGAGCGATCCCGCGCGCGAGTATCGCGGGATGACACTCCTGGAGCTGTCGCGGGAGTTTCTCGCTTCCTCTGGAGTCAATGTGCGGGGTATGTCGCGCGACGAGATCGCGACCCGTGCTCTGCATTCGACGTCGGACTTCCCTGAAGTCCTGTCAGCCGTCACCAACAAGACGCTGCGTCAGGCTTATGACGTCTATCCGCGCACCTTCACGCCCTTCTGCCGTCAGGTGCTGGCGACCGACTTCAAGGCGATGCATCGCGTGCAGATCGGTGAGGCGCCGCAGCTGCTGAAGGTGAGCGAGGGCGGCGAATTCAAGCGTGGCACCATTGCAGAATCGAAGGAAAGCTATCGTATCGAGACCTATGGCCGGGTTGTTGCGATCACGCGCCAGGTCCTGATCAACGACGACCTCGACGCCTTCACGCGTATTCCGGCGATGTACGGTACGGCGATCGCCACGCTTGAGAGCGATGTGGTCTGGGGCATCATCACGGCCAACGCCGCGATGGCAGATGGCGTGACCTTGTTTCATGCAACGCATAAGAACCTGGCTGGAACCGGTGCGGCGCTCAGCGTTGCATCAATCGGCGAAGGTCGCGCCTCGATGGCCAAACAGACGGGGCTGGACAAGAAGACGATCCTCAATATCCGGCCCTCTTTCCTGATCGTGCCCGCGGCACTCGAACTCGCGGCCGAACAAATGATTGCGCAGAACCTCGTGCCGGCCAAAACCGGCGACGTGGTGCCGCAGTCGATCCGGACGCTTACCCCGATCTCGGAGCCGCGGCTGGATAACGCGAGCGCGACTGCCTGGTATCTCGCCGCCAACCCGGCGCAGATCGACACGGTCGAGTACGCCTATCTCGAAGGTCAGCAGGGCGCGTACATCGAAACCCGCAACGGCTTCGATGTCGACGGCATCGAAATCAAGTGCCGCCTCGACTTCGGCGCGAAGGCGATCGACTGGCGCGGTCTTTACAAGAACGCCGGCGCCTAATCCCAAAACCCAACTCTGGACTGACGGAACGGGCGGCTTCGGCCGCCCTTCGTCGTTTCTGAAAGGACATCAGTCATGAAAAACTATGTGCAGCCCGGCAACACCATCACGCTCACCGCCCCCTATGCCGTCTCTTCGGGTGATGGCCTTCTTGTCGGCGCGATCTTTGGCGTGGCAACCGGCTCGGCCGGCAACGGCGAGACGATCGAGGCCGCGCTCGTGGGCGTATTCGATCTCACGAAGGTCGGCTCCCAAGCGTGGGCAGTTGGCGACAAAATCTACTGGGACAACACCGCCAAGACGACGACCAAAACTACGACCAGCAATACGCTGATCGGCGTCGCGGTCGAAGCGGTGGGGAGCGGAGCCGGCGAGACTCTCGGTCGCGTGCGGCTCAACGCCAGCTTCTAATACATGAGTGCGTTCGCGCTTGCGGTGGACACGTTGTTTGCTGATCCGACGCTGGCTCGTGATGCCATCTGGCGCACGGGCGGGGCTGGCGATGGCCTTCCGGTGCGGGTCATCCGCAAACGACCCGACGAAGTCGTCGGCTTCGGTGACGGTCGCGCGGTGCTTCCGGCGGTGCTGATCGATGTACGCAAGTCAGACGTGCTCGAAGCAGCGAAGGGCGATACCGTCGAAATCGAAGGTGAGACGTTCGCCGTCATTGGGACCCCACTCGCCGACACAGAACGGCTCCTTTGGACTTGCGAAGCCTCTATCCAAGTCTGACCATGCGCTTCTCACTCAAAATGGGCGATCTCACTGCGGGATTGAGCCAGGCCGAAGCGGACGCGGCCCGTTCGATAACCGCCGGCATGCGGGACGTCACTGAGGGCCTCAAGGGCGACCTCCGAGCCGACGTAACCGACTCGGGGCTCGGGCAGCGGCTCGCCAATACTTGGCGTGGCCGAACATATCCCGAAGCCGGCAGCAGCATGGAGCCTGCTGCGTTCATCTGGTCGAAGGCTCCGAAGATCCTCGATGCCTTCGATCGCGGCGTTACCATTAGATCGAGAGACGGCTTTTGGCTCGCCATTCCGACGAGCGCAGCCGGCGCGAAAGGGCTCGACCAGCACGGGACGATGAAGCGAATAACCCCGGGAAGCTGGGAGCGCCGAACGGGAATGCGATTGCGGTTTGTCTATCGCAGAAACGGACCCTCGCTGCTGGTTGCCGACAACGCCCGCCTCACTAAGAGCGGCCTCGCACGGGCCAACACTCGGCGCAATCGAGGCGGTGCGGCCTATACGCGCCTCGCGGGCCGCAGCACGGTCGTGATCTTCATTCTGGTCCCGCAGGTCACCCTCAAGAAGCGCTTCGACATCGGACGCACGGCTGAGCAATGGGCCGCACGCGTTCCCAGCGCCATCGCGAGCCGTTGGAAGTGATGCGCAACCAGTTCGTGTCCCTCGCAGCGACGGCGCTGTCGTTCGCCTTCGTGCTTTCCGTGGTTGTGGGGGCGTTCCGATGACCAGTAAGCGCGAGCAGGTGCTCGAAGCGTTGCGGGAAACGCTCACTGCTGCGCTTCCAGGTGCGCAGGTTAAACGCAATCTGACCAAACCGGAGAAGATTCCCGCCGCCGGTCTTGTCATTTTGCGTGACGGCGATCCTGGTGAACCAGAAGTCACGCTCTCGCCTTTGACGTACATCTACACGCACCGCATCCCGATTGAGGTTGCCGTCCAGCTCTCAGGCCTACAGGCCAATGAAACAGCGCTTGACGGATTGCTTGGAGCTTTTGGCTCGGCCGTTGCCGCCAATCGGACCCTGGGCGGTCTTTGCGACTTCCTCGAAGCGGAAGCGCCCGCGACGGATGACATCGAAGCGATGGGCGCTGTCTCGGGACGCTGGGCCGATCTCACGGTCGTAGCAGTCTACGGCACCACCGATCCCCTGAACTGACCTCACCAGCATTGGAGACACTTCATGGCACGCGCACGCGGCGCCAACGCCGTCATGGCTGCGGCGTTCGAGGCCACCTACGGCACTGCTCCCGCTTCCGGATACAAGAAGCTGCCGTTCGTCTCGTCAAATTTGGGCGACGAACAAAACCTGATCGCCAGCGACTTGCTGGGTTATGGCCGCGAACCGCTGCCCCCAAGCAGAGACGTGGTGAACAATGAAGGCGACGTCGTCGTCCCGGTCGATCTTCGCAATATCGGCCACTGGCTTAAGCTCCTTATGGGATCCCCTACGTCCGTCGATGACTCGGGAGTTGTGACGCATACGTTCGTCTCGGGGGCGCTGACGCTGCCTTCCATGGCGATCGAAATTGGTATGCCGGAAGTGCCCAGCTATGGGATGAATGTCGGCGTTCGCGCCAACTCGATGAAGATCCAGCTGCAGCGCTCCGGTCTTCTCAATGCGACGATGAGCCTGATCGCGCAGGGCGAAGCGAAAACCACCTCTTCCGGCGCAGGTTCGCCCACCACTGCGGAAATTGATCGCTTTTCCCAATTCATGGGCGACATCAAACGCAACGATGTCGCGCTGGGGCACATCGTCTCCGCGGAGCTCACCTACTCCAACAACCTGGACAAGGTGGAAGTGATCCGGCCGGACGGGCGCATCGAAGATGCCGATCCGTCCATGGTTGCGGTCAGCGGCAACATCAACGTTCGTTTCGCCGACACAGTGCTGCTCAATCAGGCAACGTCAGGCGACCCTTGTGAACTGTCGTTTGGCTGGCAGATCGACGCCGACAACGCGCTGCTCTTCACCGTGCACAGCGTGTTTCTTCCCAAGGCAAAGACGCCGATCCAGGGCCCAGGGGGTATCCAGGCGGCTTTCGCCTGGCAGGCGGCCAAGGACCCGACTGTCGGCAAGACCTGCACGGTCGAACTGATCAACGATGTGACGGGATATTGATATGACCGATCAGACCACCGCTGCTCTTCCTGTGCTCAAGCTCGGCGTCGCGCGTGAACCGTTTTGGATCGACGTTGCCAAGGGAGCGCGGGTCCAGTTTCGCGCGATTACAGTCGCAGCGATCCTTCTGGCGCGAAGTGCCGCCGCGGACGCGTTGCAGGCGGGCGGTGACGGTGCGGCCGTAAAAGCCGGCGTCGCATTCACCCGATCGCTGACCCAGAGCGGGATCGTTGCATGGGAGGGCATCGGTGATGCCGATGGAAATGCAACCGATCCAACACCGGACAATATCGACGCTCTACTGGAGCTCTGGCCGGTTTTCGACGCCATCGATCGCCTGTACGTCGGCCCCGCGCTGATCCAGGACGCGGAAAAAAACGTCTGATCGCCCTCGCCGAGTGGCACTTCGGCGGGGGCGAGGGCTACTGCACGGCGTGCCCGGAAACATGCGTCACCTGTCCATATCGCCAACATACGCCCCGCACGGCCGAAGGCATTGCGGCATGGGCAGTTCTGCGCCGGTCCGCCGGACAAGTGCGGGCCGTCATGGGTGGCGTATATGCCCTCGATTTCGGCGCCATTCTCATGCTCGCTGACGCCATGGGCGCGCTTACCCCGCTGCTCGTCGAACTCATCCCTGAAGTCGAACCCATCATTGTGCACGGCTACCGCCGAGACGCGGCTGAATGACCACGACACAAGTTTCCATTCGACTTGGCGTCGAGGGCAAAGCGGATGTCAAACGTGCGTTCGAGGAAGTCGGCAAAGCCGGGCAGGACGCGTTTCGCGGCGCTGCCACGGATATGGACGCGGCCGGCGCTGCGGCGGACCGGCATGCGCAGAGGTTGCAGCGGCTCGCTGAAGCCGCACGTCAGGCGGGAGCAGCCGACCAAGCGCAGCGGGGCTTCAATGCGGCTCTCGGAGTCGGCACCGTTCCGAAGTCCGCGCGCGAGTCGGCGGCCGTCTTCGAGGAATCCGCACGGGCTGCGGAAGACCTTGCGGCACGCACCGCCGCCCTTCGCGCTCAAATTGACCCACTCGGCGCGGCACAGGGCCGGCTTAACGCGGAGATCGCCAACGCCAACAGTCTCTTTAAAGCCGGCGCAATCACGACCACTGAGCAGGCAGCCGCACACGGGCTTGCGCAGGCCCGCTTTGACGCAACCGCCAGAGCGCTCGGCGGAGTGGGGGCCAGCGGCAAACTGACCTCCAACCAGCTCGTCAACCTCAGTTATCAGCTGAACGACGTCGTGGTGTCGTTGGCGTCCGGTCAGCGACCGCTCATGGTGTTGATGCAGCAGGGCTCGCAGATCGCGCAGATCTTCGGTCCGGGGGCGGGCGTGAGCGGCATCCTGAGGGGTGTGTGGCAGGGACTCACCGCCCTGATTACGCCGACCACAGCGGTGGTGGCCGGCATTGCTGCGATTGGCGGAGCGGCCGTTTACGCCTATTATTCGTATATCTCTTCGCAAAAGGAGCTGGAAGTCGCGCTCGGCGGCACCGGGCGCGCTGCGGGTGCCACCGTTGGTCAAATCGAAGAGATTGCGGAGAAGTCTGCTTCCTCTGCCGGTGTGTCGGTTGCTGCCGCTCGCGAAATGGAAGCCGCATTTCTGCAAACCGGCAAGATCGCCGTCGCGAATTTCGAAGCTCTCATCAAGGTCGCTAAAAGCTATGCGGCCACAACCGGCGTCGATATCCCAACTGCCACCAAGGAGTTGGCACAGGGCTTTGCCGATCCGATCCGGGGCGCCGATGCACTCAATCAGAAGCTCAACTTCCTCGACGACCGAACCCGCCTCTACATTCGAACCCTCGCCGAGCACAACGATCGCACCGGCGCCCAACGGGTCATGCTGGAAGCCCTCAAGGGCAGCCTCATCAACGCCGCCGATGCGACGACTGCTCTTGGGCGGGCGTGGGATTTCGTCGGACGCATGGCGTCGAACGCGATGGATGCGCTCGGCCGCGGCATTTCTCGATTGCTCGACGGGGCGCCGCTCGAAGAACAACTGAAGCAGCTCCAAGCAACCAGGGAACGGCTCCAGGCTCTTATCGAGAACCCCGTTGCACGACAGTCCCGCAACTTCGCGACCCGCCAGCTCGCCGACGTCAATGCCGAGATCGCCAAGATAGAAGCCAAGCTCGACGCCATCCAAGCGCGCGCCAAGGAGGCGAAGGCAAACGAGTTGTCGGTTCGCGCCGGCACAGTGGCGCGCGAGCTCACGCCGGGGTTTGAGGAGCTTCAGACATTACGGGCACGCGAGGCACAGCTCCGCAATGCTCTGCTTGACCCGCTCGTTCGGCAAAAAGTCGCCGATCTAAAACAGGTCGAGACCGCCTATGATGCGGTCACCCGTGCGATCCTGACTTGGCTTGACCCGGCGGAGAAGGCGCGGCGTCTCGACGAACTTGAGGTTCAGGCACTCGCCGCCAAGACGCCGGCACAGAGAGCGGCATTTGCAGAGGAACGGCGTCGCCTCGAACTTGCCGGACAGGCTGTTCCCGTTGCCATCGCCGAAGCCGACGCGACTCGGGCGGCCACCAAGGCGCGGGCCGACGCCACACAGGCGCTCATCGATCAGACGCGGGTGTTGGAGGTCAATGCGCAGGCAACCTTGGTCGTCGCGGAAGCCTATCTTAAGAGTGCGGCTGCCGCGCAGCAGGCAGAAGTCCGTCGCAAGGCACTAACCGAAGCGGTACAGAACGGCGTCGATGTTGAGCGGCGCTCGCGCGAACTGCTGATGGAGCAGATTGCCGAACAAGCCGCCCAGTCCGCTAAATCTGTCAACGATCTGGGGTCCGAAGCGGGAGCGCGTCGCCGGCTCAACGATGCCATCGCCGCCGGGAGGCTTTCGACCGAGCAGGCGAACCAGCAGATGCAGGTTGAGCAGGCGCTTCGGCCGCTCCTCATTGCGCAGTCGCTCGCCGAGGGTGATGCCAAGGCAACGCTCGGACGAGTTGTCGATGCCCTGCGCGGCGCTTACGCCCGTCTGCATGGCGAGCAGGCGCGGGCGGCTGCGCTGCAGACGATTGAAGGTCAGAAGAATCAGGTCGAACTCCTGCAAAAGCAGATCGAACTTGCCGGTCAAAGCGAGTCGCAGCGCGCCATCATCATTGCCCAGCTCCAGGCCGAGCAACAGCTTCGCCTGAAAGGGATCGAACTCGCGAGCGCCGAGGGTCAGGCAATCATTGCCAATGCCGCAAACATCGAGCGGCTCAACCAGGAGCTTGCGCGCTCGCAAGGCGCCATGCAGTCGCTACAGGGCATGACGGACACCGTGTTCAACCGGTTTTCGACGCTAATCGCTGAAGGCAAGACCGACTGGAAATCATGGGCGGATGCCGGCCGTGCCGCCCTTGCCGATATCGAAAAGGAAATCCTGCGGCTCGCAGTCCTCAATCCCCTCAAGAACTTCTTGTTCGGCACCAACCTTACCACGCTCAACAACGTAGGCGGGCTATTTGGCAATCTGTTTCAGGGCTTCAAGTTTCACGAGGGTGGCGTGGTGGGTGTCGATGGTACGCCCCGGTTCGCGCCTGCCGGGCTATTTCACAATGCCCCGCGACTTCATGACGGGGCGTTTCTGTCACCCGATGAGGTCCCGGCAATCCTGCAGCGTGGTGAGCGTGTGCTGAGCCGCGCCGAGGCCGCCACATACGGCCGGGACAAGCAGGGTTCACCGATCATTCTGAACTTTGCTGTTCAGACCCCTGATGCGGCCTCGTTCCGCCGCGCCCAGGGGCAGATCACCGCCGACATGGCGTCCGCCCTGCGTCGCGCCGAGAGAAATCTGTGAGTGGATTTCACGATGTGCGCTTTCCGGACGCGATCGCGCGGGGCGCAACGGGCGGCCCCGAGTTTTCAACCGACATCATCGCGGTGGCTTCGGGATATGAGCAGCGCAACATCAACTGGTCGGCGGCACGTGCAAAGTTCGATATTTCGACGGGTATCCGCACCCGCGAGCAGATGGCCGAGGTGATCGCGTTCTTCCGGGCGCGCCGAGGCCGGGCCTACGCCTTTCGCTTCCGGGACTGGAATGATTTTGAGGCCACCGGGGAGGCGCTCGCCGCAACCAACGATCCGCTTGTCTGGCAGTTGCGAAAACAATATGCATCCGGCCCGTCATCAGAGCAGCGGACAATCACTAAGCCTGAGTCCGGAACGGCTGTGGTGCGCGTGAGCGGCAGTCCGGTTTCCGTGTCGGTCGATCATCTCACTGGACTGGTCACGTTTCCGACCGCGCCTGCCGTTCAGCCATTTGCTGATTTCCGCTTCGACGTGCCAGTCCGATTCGATACGGATCATTTGCCTGTGACAGCCATGGCCTATCACATCCAGCAAGTGTCCTCGATCCAGTTGGTCGAGGTGCGGGTCTAGCGCGGATCTCCATGAAACCTGCATCTGCCGCCCTTGCTGCTCATCTTGACGGCGAGGTGACATCGCTTGCTACATGCTGGCGTCTCGAGCGCCTGGACGGGTGGGTTCGCGGCTTCACCGATCATGATCGACCTCTCGTCATTGACGCCGTGACTTATGTTGCGTCCACCGGCTTTCTTCCAAGCGCCATCAAATCCGGTGCCGATCTATCCGTTGATAACCTCGACGTGGACGGATTTCTCGATGATGACGCTCTCAAAGCCGAAGACCTCACGGCCGGCCGCTTTGACGGTGCCAAGATCGAAATTTTTCTGGTCAACTGGGCTGACCTCACTCAGGGCCGGCTTCTCCTGCGACGGGGAACGCTCGGCGAAGTTAAACGTGCAGATAATCGCTTCTCTGCCGAAATACGCGGCGTTGCCAACCGCCTGCAGCAGGTCTCGGGCAAGCTCTACTCGCGGCTCTGCCGCACCGACCTCGGCAGCTCCGAGTGCACTGTCGCTCTTGGCCCTCTTACGGACGAGCTTGCGGTCAATGCCGTGTCTGCAGGGGACACGTTTACGGTCCCGACCACCCGTCCCACCGGCTTCTACACCTTTGGGCTCTGCACTTTTCTGACGGGCGCGAACGCTGGCGCTTCGATCGAAGTGCTTCAGCACAACGGACTTGCAATCCAGCTTTTCACCTCAATGCCACGACCGATCCTGGTCGGCGATCAGGTCCGTCTCATTGCCGGTTGCGACAAGACTCCGGAGACTTGCCAATCGAAGTTCGGAAACATCCTGAACTTCCGAGGCGAGCCGCACATCCCCGGCAACGACAAGGTCTTCTCTTATCCGATCAAAGGCTGATGTTCACGCGAGATGCGCTCATGGCCGAGGCTCGCAGTTGGCTCGGTACGCCTTGGCATCACCAAGCCTCGGTTAAAGGAGTCGGGTGCGATTGCATCGGCTTCGTGCGGGGTGTGGCCCTACCCTTCGTTGGGGCGGTTCCGATCGCGCTCGACTATCCTGAAACATGGCACCTCTATCGCGCAGAGCCGCGGATGTATCTCGGCTTCAAGGAACACTGCCAAGAGATAGACAAGCGAGACGCAAGATCAGGCGACATCCTTCTATTCGGCGCCGGGAAAGGTCCCGCCCACCATTGTGCGTTTGTCAGTTCAACAGGCGGATTGATCCACTGCTACCGCGAAGCGCGAGCCGTAGTCGAGCAGAGTCTGTCGCCGTGGTGGGAAGCGAAGTTGCGCCACGCCTTCCGGCTGCCTGCCATCGAGGACTGACGTGGCCAAAATCGTTCTCACGGTCGGCGGGTACGTTCTCGGCAATCTCCTGCTGCCTGGCCTGGGAGGGGCGATCGGGGGGCTGGTAGGTGGCTATGTCGGTGGAATTGTAGACCAGCAACTGTTTGGCGGCACGGCCAGCCAAACTGTCTATGGGGCGCGCATGCAGGACTTGCGCGTCCAGTCGTCAAGCTATGGCGCGGTCATTCCCAAACTCTACGGCAAAGGGCGGCTCGCGGCGAACGTCATCTGGATGCGCGGCTTCGACGAGGAGGTGCGCACAGAAACGCAGACGGTCGGCGGCGGGGGCAAGGGCGGCGGGGGTGGCGGAACGCAGACTGTTACGAACGTCAGCTACCACTACTACGCAGATGTTGCCGTTGGGCTCTGTAACGGCCCGATCTCTGCCGTGAGCCGAGTTTTCGCAGACGGTAACGCCTTCGAGAACGATAAGGTCGGGGACATGCGCGTCTACCTTGGTGGCGAGGCGCAGACCCCCGATCCGCTCATCCAAGCAGTGGAAGGAGCCCAGCGCACGCCAGCTTATCGTGGGCTCGCCTACGTTGTTATGGAGCAGCTGTACATTACGCCGTTCGGTAATCGTCTTCCTAACCTAACCTTCGAAGTCGAGACCTGATCCGTGGCGCAACTGGTTCTGACGCTGGCGGGAGGCGTACTCGGCAGCGGCATCGCCGGTGGACTCGGTCAATCGCTCGGGGCGTTGTTCGGCGCTTATGTCGGCGGAATCCTCGACAAGGAATTATTCGGGCAATCGCAGGCCCCTCAACGACAGGAAGGTGCGCGGGTCACCGACGTCAGCCTTTCGGGGTCAGCCTACGGTCAACCGATCCCAACCATCTGGGGTCGAATGCGGGTGCCGGCGAACATCATCTGGATCCGCGGCATCCGCGAGGTCGTGCGGACCGAGACCGAAACTGTCGGAGGCGGAGGCAAAGGAGGAGACGGAGGAAGCGGCGGCACCCAGACCATCACGCGCACATCCTATCACTATTACGCCGACGTCGCGCTCGGGGTCTGCGAAGGACCCGTTACGTCGATTTACAGGATCTGGCTCGACAAGACGCCGATTGATCCGGAACACGTCGGAGAGATTCGGCTCTACTACGGTGAGGAAGCCCAAGTACCCGACCCGCTGATCCAAGCTGTGGAAGGAGCCGATCGCACGCCGGCGCAGCGCGGGCTCGCCTATGTGGTTCTCGAAAATCTCTACCTGACGCCTTACGGCAATCACTTCCCGAATTTTGAAGTCGAGGTCTATCGCGGATCGCGCTCCGACGTTGCCGATGCACGGCATCTTGTGGAGGGCGTGTGCATCATCCCTGCGAGCGGCGAGTGGGTCTATGAACCCGACATCGTCCGCAGCCGTATCCGCAATGCGAATATCAACAGCAATGCGGGCCGAAAGGCATCCGATTTTTCAGTGTCCATTGAGGGCTTGAAGCGAGAGTTGCCGAACGTCGAGTGGGTGAGCCTAGTGTACGCGTGGTTCGGCACCTCGATCGACGTCGCCACCTGCTCGATCAGACCGGAAGCCGAATACGCCACCTATCCTGACCGGTTGCCGGACACGGCACCCTACGTCTGGTCAGTGATGGGAGTGGGCCGGCCCATCTTTGGCGTCGGCGCTACGTCATGGCCGCTCGTTTCGTCTTTCACCAAGCCCGACGGATCGCTCGGGCTGTTCTACGGCGGAACGATCAGCGACGGTTCTGTGATACGGGCCATTCAGCACCTGCACAGCCTGGGCTACAAGGTCGTTTTCTATCCATTCCTGATGATGGACATTCCACCGCCTGACCCGGCGCCGTTTCCATGGCGCGGGCGGATCGGCGGGCTAGCAGAAAATGTTGCAGGCTTTTTTGAACGGCCAGACGGTTATCTGCGCTTCGTGCGCCATTGCATGACGCTCTGCGAAGATGCGGGCGGCGTGGACGGCTTCGTCATCGGCTCTGAGATGGTGGCGCTGAACAAGTTGCGCGACGGCAGCAGTGTTCATCCTGCAGTACCATTTTGGCAGTCGATTGCAGCAGAAGCGAAGAGCCGCCTCGGGCCGGACTGCGTCGTCACCTACGCGGCGGACTGGGTCGAGTATCGATATGACGATCGTGGCAATGGCAACGTCGACTTTCCGCTTGACGCGCTTTGGTCCGATCCAAACATCGATGTGGTCGGGATCGACGCATATTTTCCGCTGACTGACGTCCCGCGGGCGGTCTACGACAAGGACACGATCAAAGTCGGTTGGAGTTCCGGTGAGCTTGTCGATTACTTCTATGCGAGCCAAAGCGACCGCGATCTCGATCGGCGCGGTTTCGATCCGCAGCGGTCGCCCATCGATGACCAGTTCTATGCCATCAAGAACCTTCGCTATTGGTGGGAGAACCAGCACGTCCCGCGTGTCGCTGGGGTGCCGACTGGAGCGCCCAGCGGATGGGGGCCGCGATCAAAGCCGATCTGGTTCATGGAGTATGGCATCCCGTCCGTGAACTGCGGGACCAACCAGCCGAACGTTTTTATCGATCCGAAATCCAGCGAGAGCTTTGCTCCTTATTACTCCAATCGGGCCGTCGACCGAATCGTACAGCGCGCTGCCATCGAAGCCACAGAGGAGTTCTGGCGAGATCCCGCAAACAATCCGGATTCACCTGTCTATGGCCGCGCCATGGTGGAGCGACGCTTTGTCTGGTGCTGGGACGCACGTCCGTATCCGTTTTTTCCCGCGCTGACGAATGTCTGGTCGGACGGAGACAATTTTCGGCTCGGCCATTGGGTAGAGGGAAAGATCGGCAACATGCTCCTCTCCGAAATTGTGCGCGACCTCTGTTTGCGATCCGGCCTTGCAGAAGCTGAGTTCGATGTATCTGCCCTCGACGACGAGGTGGTCGGCTATGTCGTCACCGAACGAAAATCCATCCGCGACATGATCGGCGTCCTGCAGGCGGCCTATTTCTTCGATGCTTTCGAGAGTGACGGCAAACTGGTCTTCGTGAAGCGCGGTGCGGCCTCTCCGGTTGCTATCGATCCGGACGATCTTGGCGCCAGCGAGAACGATGGCGACCGCTCGCGGGTGAAGATCGAGCGAACGCAGGACACCGAATTGCCCATCGCTATTGATATCGTTCACATTGATGAAGCGCGAGATTACCAGTCATCCACCGCAACGGTGCGAAAGCAGGTCGGCCGTTCTGAGAGCGTGACGACCATAAGCTTGCCGATCGTGCTGTCGATCGAACAGGCGCAAGCGATTGGTCAGCGCGCCTTGCGCGAAATCTGGCAAGGCCGCGAAACCATCGACCTCCGCCTTCCGACGAGAGCAATTCGTCTCGACGCCACCGACGTGGTCGAGGTGCCGGTGGACGGGGTCTACCGGCGCATTCGCTCGACTTCGGTGACTTATGGAAAGCCGGGCCTGGTGCTGCTGCGCGGAGTGGCAACAGACGGAGGACTTCCGGAGTTTTATACGGCGCCAACCGGCAGCGGCGCGATCCCGCCTTCCGCGGCGGAGCCGGTTGCGCCGGTGGGCATCGAACTCCTGGATATGCCGATCATGCTCGAAAGCCATGAGGCCGCGGCGCCCAGTTTCTACGTTGCGTCGTGTCCAGTTGGCGTCGGTCGGTTTCGAGGAACAACGCTCTTTCAGCCGACGGCAGACGGTCTCGATTACGTGGTCGCGACGGTCGCAGCACTGCCTTCGGTCATGGGTCAAACCGTTGCCGAGTTGGCGGCCGGGCCGGCCTGGCGTTGGGACTGAGTGAACAGCGTGGAGGTTCAGCTCGACTACGGCGCTCTGCAGAGTCTTGCCGACGAGCGTGTTCTTGCCGGCGGCAACGCAGCCCTGATCGGCGATGAGGTGATCCAGTTTGCGCAGGCCGAGCTGATCGCGGAAGGCCGCTACCGTCTTAGCAGGTTGTTGCGTGGCCAGCGCGGAACCGAGCACGAAATCTCGTCCCATCCGAGCGGAAGCCGCTTCGTGCTGCTCGATCCGGCGCGCCAGCCCAGACCGAACTTCAGTGTCTCTCGGATCGGGGCACCAATCGCGTGGCGGTTTGCTCCAATTCCACAGGGCCCCGCGGGCGATCTTTCCGAGGAGATCGTGTTCACGAATACCGGCTGCGGGCTGCGTCCGTTTGCTCCGGTCCACCTTACGGCTGTGCGGATGTCTCCCTCGAACGACATCCAGCTCTCCTGGATTCGCCGGACGCGCGTCGGTGGCGATTCCTGGCTCAACGAGGTGCCCCTAGCCGAAGAGACGGAGGAGTATGACGCGTACATCTTGGACGGCGCAGCCGTCATGCGATCGGCGCGAGTGTCAGCCCCGACGCTCCTTTATACGGCGGCAGAGCAGACCGCCGATTTTGGAAGTCCTCCCCCAGTCCTAACGTGGCGGGTGGCACAGGTTTCACGTGCCTACGGGCGCGGCGTTTCCGCAGAAGCGAACTCTTCACTCTAAGGACATCATCATGGCGACGCCGAACTTGGCTCTGCCGCAGCTCGCGGCAGACCAGGCGCAGAAGCACGTCTCTGTAAACGAGGCGCTGTTCGATCTCGATGCTCTGGTCCAACTGGCGGTGCTCGATCGCAGCTTGTCGGCCCCTCCGGGCTCACCGGCGCAAGGGGCTCGTTACATCGTCGCGGCAAGCCCCACCGGTGCTTGGACAGGACACGCCGGGCACATTGCCGCTTGGCTTGACGGGGCATGGAGATTCTTCGTGCCGGGCACCGGCTGGCTTGCCTGGGCAGTCGATGAAGCGGCGTTGCTAGCCTGGAATGGCTCCGCTTGGGTTGACGCCCTCTCTGCCGTTTCGGCCATTCAAAACCTAGCCCTGCTCGGCATTCGCACCACGGCTGACACGACGAACCGGCTCCCCGTGAAGTCGGATGCGGTTCTTCTCAGCCATGATGACGTGACGCCCGGAACAGGGCATCTGCGCATTACGCTTAATAAGAGTGCAGCCGCGAAAGACGCGAGCTTCACGTGTCAGGACGCATTCAGCACTCGCGCGCTGTTCGGCCTCCTTGGCGACGATGACTTCTCAGTGAAGGTTAGCCCCGACGGCTCGACGTTCTACCTTGCCGTTTCGGTCGATAAGGATACTGGTCACGTCGGGCTCGCGGGCGCGGTGGCCGACGCTCTCAATGCGCTGATCGTCAAGGGCACGGCTTTTCTGTTTGACCGGGAGACCGACGACGTCCGCTTCATCTTCAACAAGGCATCGGCTGCCGACGACGTAGCGCTGACGTTCCAGACGAACTACTCCGCTCGCGCACTGGTGGGGCTGCTTGGGGACGATGACTTCACGTTCAAAGTGTCACCCGATGGCTCGACCTATTACACGGGATTCGTTCTCGACAAGGACAACGGGCAATTTAAAATCCCGCTGGCTCCGAAGTTCTCGGCCTACACGAACTTCGACAACTACATCGCGGCGAACACTTGGACGAAAATCCAGTTCAATAATGCGGACTCGAATGACCAGGCTGCTTTCAGCGGCGGGAGCAACAATTTCACCGCACCGTTTCCGGGGCCGTATACTCTCGGGTTCTCTCTGCGGTTCAAGGCAAATGGAACGGTGCCGACGAAGGTTATTGCGACCTTCTACAAGAATGGCTCTGAACTTGGTCGGGGACGAGCTATTTCCGGCGCGCCCACCGATGACTTAACCACCTATAACTTGAGCCTTCTAACGCCTCTCGCCCAGGGGGACGTAATCGACGTGCGGGTAAATTTTGCGACCAATGACGGTTATATTGAAGCGGACCAGTCGCACTTTTGGGGAGCCTACATCCCCTAGTCCGGAACAGCGATTTCGGGAGAATCCGCCCGCACGGACGTCAGGATGGCGGCCGGATCGGCTTTCTTCTGCTTCGCCCAAGCCGCGAGACCTGGTGGCCGGTAGGACGGAGCGCTACGCCACCTGTCAAACACCGACGCATCAATCGTTTCGTTCACATTGGAATGAGTTCCGTCGCCTTGCACGACAGGCGCTTCTCCGATCTGCCGATAATGGCGATTGCTGAACTTCGCGTAGGCGCCATGCATGAACTCGCCATAGGAATCCGATATCGGGGACGCGATGACGTTCCCGTCGATCTCGATTTCGGCGCGATAAGCCAGACCGTGCAATGCGGCCTTGTTCGCCATCCATCTGAGCGGCAGTTGCGCAAGGAGATCGCTCTGACAGCCTCCTCCAACATTGGCATGGGCGCCTACAAACCACCGTTGTTCGACGCTGGTCAGCGACCTTGGTGCGGCGACCACGGCTGCTGGATCACTAGGCCGACGGGTCGTCCATAAAGTTGGTGAGAACGCCGGTCGGTGTTCATCAATCGCAATCGCATGAAATCCATGCTGGATCGGAAGCCTCAAGCCGGTGTGGAGAAATCCCAAAGTAGAGCGACTGATCCCCTGAATGTGAAAGGCGGGGACCCCGACCGCTCCGACCGTGTCCCAGACGCCGATCAGCTTGATCGTGATCGCCTGGGAGTATTTGAGCATCCACTGCTCTTCCAAAGTGCAGTCCGACAGGGTGCCGTTTTCCCGCCCCTCGAGCAGCTTCCATATGGTTCTGTCTTCGGCGCGGCGATAGCGCTCGTACAGCTGATTGACGCTCAGCGGCGAACCCGGCTTCAGCAAGCCGTACTTGGCGATGAATCCCGTGAGGCTGCGAGCCGTATAGGCGCCGCGGCTGAAACCGAAAACGAAGATCTCATCTCCCGGGGTGTATTCATCGATCAGCCATTTGTAGGCGTCGGCGACATTTTCGCTTAGGCCTTTCCCGACCATTCCGCCGAAAAAGCCGTTCACCCCAACATCATAATAAGTGACCTGCTCCGCGCCGTCCTTGCTGAACGGTGCGCACAGGGATTTTAGGCGCCAGACGTTGGTGTTGTCGCCCACGGCGTTCCAGGTGCCGTCCAGAAACAATGCCAGCCTTCTCTTCGACTGGCCATCAGGCCCGGGCGCTTTCACCAC